TCCTTCTTCTCACTAACCGAAAGCAGTGCCCTCACCATCGACTGTTCAAACCTCGCAATCCACGGTGCCAGAGTATACTGCACATACTCCAAACTCTGCTGCTCAATATTAGAAAAGCTCGACTTCTCCAAGTCACCGACCATATGCGGCGGCACTCGGAAAATTCGAGCAATCTCATTGATCTGAAATTTTCTTGTTTCCAAAAACTGAGCCTCATTCGGCGCAATGGAAATCGGCGTATACTTCATACCTTCTTCCAACACTGCCACCTTGTTTGCATTGGCACTTCCACCAAAGGTCTGTGTCCAGCTCTCCCGAACCTTCGACGGGTCTTTCAATGTTCCCGGATGCTCCAGCACCCCGGACGGAGCTGCACCATTGGCGTAGAATTTACTTCCATATTCCTCCGCAGCAATGGCAAGGCCGATTGCATTCTTTGCCATGGCAATCGGGCTATAACCGACCAGTCCGTCAAACCCAAGCCCCGGAACATGTAACACATCCTCCCTCTTGAGCTGCACCGTCGATTCCTTATTAATCTTCGCATCATCCGAACTCATCTGATACTCATAATAAAGTTCGCCCTTCTCGTTCCGGTCAACCGTCATTCTGTCCGGCATCAACGGATACAGCGCAATCACTTCTCCCTTGCCGTTCCGAATAATCTGCGCATACGCATTTCCCCACAGAAGCAGGTGCGTCATCAAAGTTTCCCGGAACACATACGAAGTCATTTCCGGATTTGGCTCATCATGAAGTAAAAAATAAAGCGGATGACTCACCGCCTTTTCCTTTCCCCCATTCTTCGTATACCTGTAAAGATGCAATGGAAGACTTGCCACCGACTCCGACAGAATACGCACACAGCTGTACACCGCCGTCATCTGCATCGCAGACCTCTCATTCACTCTCTTCCCCGCCGTACTGTTCCCAAGAAAAAAGCTGTAGGCACTGCCCGCAGTTCTGTTTACCGGAGCATCCCTCGACTTAAAAATCCCACTGAAAATTCCCATAACCGCTCACCTCTTTCTAAAATACAAGTAATCCTCTCTCATCATACACACTGCCCTGTGGCTGCACCTGATTTCTGATACATCTGTCCAGAGCCATGATTGCCGCTACAATGCCGTCAATCTTCTCCTTCGACCTTGCCTTGGTCACCTTAATGTTTCCTGCCGGGTCTGTATCAATCACCACATTACCTGCCATCCACCGGAGCACCGGATGTCCACCGTGTATCATCCGTCCTTCCATCAGAATCTTGTAAAATTCCTTGGTCGGAGCCGACATACTGCTGTAGCCCTGTCCAAACGGTACTACTGTAAATCCCATACCTTCCAAATCCTGCACCATCTGTGTAGCACCCCACCGGTCAAACGCAATCTCCAAGATATGATACTTCTCTCCAAGCTCTTCAATGAACTTTTCAATGAAATCATAGTGAATTACATTTCCCTCTGTTGCCAGCAAGTGCCCCTGCCGTTCCCACACATCATACGGCACCGAGTTAGCCTTGACTCTCTGTGGTATCGTTTCCTCCGGCACCCAAAAGAACGGAAGAATAATATACTTTTCCTCTTCGTTCCTCGGTGGAAACATCAGCACAAATGCCGTAATATCTCCCGTACTGGACAAGTCCAGCCCACCGTAGCAATCTCTCCCCTCCAGAGCCTTCAAGTCAATCTCTTCATTGCCTCTCTGATATATCTGGTCAGGAATCCATGCTGTTGTACTGGATACCCACTGATTCATACGGAGCCACCGGAACGTAACTTCATCCGCGGGATTCTGTTTTGCTTCCCGGTATGCATCACGCAACCGCTCAATGTCCACCGTGTATCCAAGCGACGGATTCACCTTGTACCAATTTGCTTCATCCTCCCAGTCTTCATCATCCTTAAGCCCATACACCACCGGATAAAACGTCGGATCCACACGTCGTCCCTCCAGAATATCCACCGCCTTAGTATGAAGTTCATACGCAATGGAATGTCTGTCAGTTCCTGCCGTGGTAATAATAAAATGAAGCGGATTCTGTCTGGCATCCGAAGAACCCTTCGTCAAAACATCGTATAACTGTCGGTTCGGCTGTGTATGAATTTCATCAAACACAAGTCCCGACACCGAAAAACCATGCTTACCGCCTACTTCTGCAGAAAGCACCTGATAGTATCCGGCATTTCCGTAATTGACAATCCGCTTCGTCGCTCCCATAATCTTGGAACGCTTGAGCAGAGCCGGAGACATCTCCACCATCTGTCTTGCCACATCAAATACAATACTCGCCTGCTGTCGGTCAGCTGCCGCTCCGTACACCTCTGCCGAAGGTTCATTGTCCGCATAAAGCAGATACAATGCAATGGCTGCTGCCAGCTCCGACTTACCCACTTTCTTGCAGATTTCCACAAATGCCGTCCGGAACTGTCGGTTACCATCCGCCTTTACAATTCCGAAAATGTCTCGTATTAACTGTTCCTGCCACGGAAGCAACCAGAACCTTTTACCACACCATTTTCCTTTCGTATGACAAAGGTTCTCAATAAACTTCACTGCCCGGTCTGCTTTCGCCTTATCGTAATGAGAAGTCGGAAGCATAAACTGACTCGGTTTGTAGTTCTTTAGCTTCGGATACCCTTTTGGTCTTGTTTCCTGTGCCACTAAGAACCACCTCCAAGCAATGCTTCCATCTCATCCTCAGAATCCTTATCAGAACTAATCGCCGCCACAATCCTTGTTCTGGCAGACGGTGTCAAACCGAACTCCGCTGCCGCCTGCAGCATCAGCTTCTGATTCGTATTCGCAATACCAACCCAAGGAGTCTGCTGCTGATATCCCTTCTCTGTTTCAAAAGTGGAACCCTCAGCGTCGATATGCTCCTGCGCTTCCTTCCATCTGGCATACGACTGACAATACGCCGCAAACGCAGCCATATCCACTTCTGTCAACACACCAATCTGGTTCAGCTTCTCGCATAACCGTTCCCACTCCTGCTTCGCTTCCGGAAGCAACCACTCAGGACAAGTCGGCATTCCCTTGTCAGGCTTCGGCTCTTTTTTATTCAATTTTCTCTTTCCCGGATTACCTTCCAGCTCCTTCACCGCTGTAGGTTTTGGCTTTCTACCTGCCATCCGACTTCCCCCTTTCTATAAAAAATATTGAAGATTACCCCCCGTCTTCCATTTCGCGATTTTACACACGTGACCCCCGCATCGTTCCCCTCGGCAGTCACCTGTAGAGATTTTGACTCCCCCTACCCTTAGTAAGAATACTGACGGTCTTTGTTCCACCTGTCACCACGTTCCGCATGCAGTCTGGCATGACAACCAGAGCATAGTGCTATGAGGTTGCTAGCATCATGGCTCCCACCTTCACTCAACGGAACCTTGTGATGTACTTCCTCTGTCTCAACCATAATTCCCTTAGTAAAACACACAGCACAATATGGATGAGCCAATCTATACCGTTCACGTATCTTTGGCCAATCCCCTTTATAACGTTTCTTCGTCTCCGGATTCCTTCCATATCGCTCGTAATTGTGATTCTGTAATTTCTGATGCTCCTCACAAAATCGTCCGTAAGTAAGATTCGGACATCCCGCTACCGAACACCCTCGCTTAGGTTTACTAGGCAAAACATTCACCTCTTCCCACAAAAAAAGCGCTGCAACCGTTTCCAGTCACAACGCCTTATCTATTATCTTCATCATAATAATATCATACATTGACATTCTCATACAATGTCTTTTACTGCCCTGTTTCAGATTGTTCCGCCCACTCTGGCAAAACCAACGCTTCCAATGCTTTACCATGAAGTTTATACACGTACCGTTCATTGTACTTCATATATTGTGCGATATCTTTCCAGTCTCTTCCGCAGAGATATCGCTGTTCCAATAACGTCTTATATTCTTCATTCGAAAGAGCATTGATGACACCGTAAACCTCAGCCTTAAAATCAACTAACTTATCAATATCATCGTTGATTTCTTTCTCCAGCTCTATAATTTTTACAATGGTATTCTCCATACGATGAATATTCCGGTTCGGACTTCCCGGCATATCGGTCATAAGTCTGCTTCCCATGGCTGCCATATTCCGCAACGTCTCAATCTGTTCCATCTTGCTACCAATTCTCTGGTCTGCACTTATCACAAGTGACATATACTGTTTTGCTGTCATACGTCATTCTCCTTCCTTTATCATAAACTCAGTAAAAGTTCCATCCATCAACCGTTCTCAAATGGTACATTTTCATCATCCCGTACCGGCAAAAACTCCAATTGTTCATACTCTTCCTCCCAGCCAAGCCTCCAGTCAAAGTCAAAGCTACTCTCTGAAATCCGCTTTGTTTCCGGTTGGAAAAACATCTTAATTCCCACACGATTCGTCTGTCCGGTCAGTCGGTTCTTGTACACCTTCAATTCTCGTTCTGCCGTATCTACAGGGATATCCTTCCCTTTCGGTCTTGAATATCTAAGTACCACATCTACAAGATTCGTGATATTTGAACTTCCTGCTATATCGTCGTTATCAAACTCCATACCCGTTCTTTTACGTGGATGTGCCACAAGGAAGATAATCACGTTATATCTCTTCGCCAACTTTGCAAGCGCATTCACGAAAATTGTCTGCTGCCGATACTGGTCAACGCTGGTATCATCCACCATAGCAGTCATCAGATTATCCACTACTAATACCCGACATCCATACTGTTTAATCGCCATCTCCAGTGTCGATAACAGAGTTTCCTCTTCTGACTTATCAGCCAAAATATTATTGTCGTAAATATATACTCTGTCCCGGTACCACTTTTCGATAATCGGTAATGCACAATTATCTACGGAGTAGCTTGCAAATCCTGAGGAAGCAACAAAGCGGTTCACAAACTCACTACCTGCCACCTGTCCGTCGAACCACGCCTTAAAGTACCAGTTCATCAGTTCCCCGGAATAAAAGAACACATTGTACCCTGCTGCCACTGCAAAAGAACCAAACTGCGAGGCAAGTGTAGATTTTCCTTCGCCTCGTTCCCCAGTCAACAAAATCAGCTGACCAAAGTAAAAGCCACCCAGTATTCGGTCCAGTGCCTGAATCCCACTCGAAAACTTCTCCAGTTTCCCAAGCTCCACCTGCTCCACATCAGCAAGAGGCATTATCTTCGGATGCTTCACCGGTACCGCCTGTGCTACTGCATCCACCAACGCTTCCTTACCAAACTTACGAAGAATTTCATTGGCATCCTTACATCCTCGATAATCCTCCGGTCGAATATGCTTTACGGTTCCATTAAACCGGTTATACATTTCATCCAACAGCGTAATCTTCTCTTTCTCATAATCACCGAATACAATCAGCGTATTGAAATTGCAGAGAAAATCCCAACAGTGTGGCAGCCATGTAAATCCGTTAGCACCGGTAGGTACCGATACTGCATTTTCCACACCTGCCTCAGCCAAAGAAAGCGAATCAATCTGTCCCTCCGTCAGAACCAGCGTATCATTCTCCATGTTGCACTGATCCATCCCAAACAGAATCGTCTTACAGTCGGCTTCGCACCACTCTTTGCTCTTATCCTTCGTCTTGTCAAAATCGGTCTTCCGGTACTTGATAAACTGCAGAACATTCTTTTCATCATAAAACGGAAACACCAAGATGTTCTCCCTATCCTTTTGCACCGTAATATGATACCGCCTGGTAATTTCCTCAGAAATCCCTCTCGACTCCATATACGCTACAGCTGCAGGCTTCGGTTCCGGCTTCTCCGATACCTTAAACCTTTTATACTGCTTAACACTGCGGTAGTATTCATCCACAGCGTTGCTTAAGCTAAATCCAAACTGCCTTGAAAGACTAATCATGTTTCCTTTGGCACTGCAGCTGGCGCGGAAGCAGTGATATTGTCCGGTCGTAAGATTGATAGCAAACTTTTCTTTCTCCGTAGATGTCATTCCACAAAACGGGCAC